TTTCGGGCTCTTTCCCAAGCGCAGACGGCTCTTCAGCCTCTTCTTCTGCTACTTCCGGCTCTTCAGGAGCTTCTTCAGGCTCAGCCTGCGCCGTTTCCACCTCTTCTTCGCCCTCAATTTCCGGTTCCGGAGCCGGTTCTGGCTCCTGCCCAAGGCCAAAGTTCATGTCCAACCGGTCGTTGGCGCCTTCCTCAAGCTGGTCGGCTCCCGGCATGCGGTCGAAAGTTACTGCCTTGTCCTGAGCTTCGCTCATGTCAATCTCCTATTGATTACGGGGTCCGCGTATTCGGGATGTTTACCGGCTGCGGTCGTTGAGGCTGCTGCTTAGCAGCCGTCTGCATCGCCGTAGCAGCGATTCGAGTAGCCGCCGCAGTCTCTTGCTGCGAGCGACGGGTCTGGTTAGTGAGGTCTGCAAGCTCACGCCGCAAGTCGAGTTCCTGCTGCTTCATGGCCATCTTGCTCTGCAGCTCGGCCATACGTAGCTGCGGGTTGACCTCTGCGGTGTCCTGCACCTTGGAGATATTGACCGCCGCTTCGGACTGCAGCTTCTGAACCTCTGCCTGCAGTTTACCCAGCTCAAGCTGCGCCTGCTGCATGGCCATCTGCGCCTGCATGGCCTGGACCTCTGCCTGTTCGGGCGTCGGCGGCTCCTGACCCGTGAGCGCACGAATGCGCTTAGCCAGCTCCTGCTTACGAGCCAGGTGGCTGTACTCAATGATGGCGTCGTCAGGAATAGCCACCCCGATTTGCCGCATGTTGAGCGCCTCGGCAAACTGCACCTCGTCGAAGCTATCACGGGCCGGAGCCGTTGCTATCACAACGTCATATTCCCCTAGGGTCAAGTCGTTGACGATGCGGCCCTCGGGGGTCATCTCGTTGATGACCATGGGCTCACGAGGCTGAAGCGGGTCATCCTCGTTGGTGATCATGATAATCCGCTGCTCGGTGTAGAAGCTCTGGATGAGGTTCAGCACCTTCTCGGCCAGATAGTGGCGGGCCTTACGCAGGTTATCCAGGGGCACCTGAATCATAATAACGCCGCGATTCTGCTTGGCCTGGATGGCTACGCCGGACACCTCAGCGCTGTCCGACCCCAGCATGGAGTCGTTGATGCCGCTGATGGTTTTGATGTTCAACGCGGCTTTCTGGCTGATGCGGTCAAGGCCGGTAGGGATCTGGTTGGGCGGTATCTTAGAAGGCGGGTTGGACCCACGGTTGTATTCCAGCACGAGACCCGTCTCGGCCCCGTGCTCCTCTAGGTCGTCTGCCGTCATCCCGACCAACGAGCCGCTTTCGACGACCCACCCGCTGTTAGCGGTAGTGTTGACGATGTGCAGCTCCTGGCTCGCAATCTTGTTCAGCTGCTCCTGGGGAGACAGCAGATTGCGGACCATCCCGAAAGGACGACCACGGCGGAAGTACGCGAAATAAGGAACAACTGTGAAGTCATTGTAGGGCGACCAATCGTCGTGCAGGACCACCTTGTCGCAGGTCACGGTCCAGCGAACGCGGCGCTTGACCTTGGAGATGATGTTTAGCCCGTGCTGCTTGGCGAACTTCTTCGCTTTTGCATCCGACCAAGCCTCGGGCACATCTCGTTGGTCGCCCGTAAGCGGGTCCACGTAGCAGTCGACGCGGTGCATGCGCCGGTGCTGTCGCTCAATGACCCGCAACGCGCGCACATTCCGGTATTCATCATCCCCAGGAACGCCCGCCCCAAAGTAGTCGTCAGTTTGATCAAGGTCGCCATAACGAGTTTCTTCGTACTCGATCGAGTCTCTCCCGAAGCTGTTGCCGTTCTCTGCGATGAAGCGCAACTCTTCGGCTTTTTTCTTCCCGTACAGCTCTTCGATTTCGTCGAGAGTCATCCATTTCGTTTCAAAGACCTCGTTCCACGTTTTGGGATCGTAGTCCTTGGCGTCCGGATCGATAAGAATGTCCAACGGATCTTTAGCCACGATCCGGATTTCGCCTTCCACATGGTCACTGAAGTCCATGCGGACGTCAAAGAATCCACGACCGTCCATGATGAGGCCGTCGCTGAACACCTGCTGCTCGACCCAGTCGAGCTTATTGTTGTCCGCGATCTGCATGTACAGCTTGGTCAGCGTGTTAGCTACGTCGCTGTCGCCATTGCGCCGGGGCTTGAAGCGCACATCTGCACGGCGCGTGGACTGTTCTCCAAGGACCGTGTTCACGGTCGGGAGGATGGTGTTGATGGTCAGGGCGGGACGGCCCTGGGCCTCAAGAGCGGAGAGGTCCGCCTCGTCCCACTGGTCGCCGCGATAGTAGGCGTCGCACTTCTTGGCCGTTTCAATGTACTCAAGGTGACCGTTGTCACGGGCTCGGATGTATCGATCCCACTGACGACTGGCGACTTCCTGTTGTTCGCCGGGGGTCATTCGCTTAGCACTTTTGGTTATAGCCATATCACGCACTCATCGCTGGCCCATCTTTGGCGGCTGGCCAAGAGATGGTGATCGGTTATTAAACTCCTGCCGGATCTTCTCAAGCTCAGATCGAAGAGCGGGGCCCATTGGCAACCGGTCTCTTGACCAGTTAGCCATGGTAGGAAGGTCCTTATCCCCTGCCAGTGCATACCCGCCGATAACTTGGTCAAACCTAGATACAGTATGCCATTTATCAAAGGGCCGCGTTTCCCGCTGGGCAGCTGGAACGTACTCCCCGGTCTCTGGGTCGGGCGCTTTCCCGGTGACGATATCGTAAGAGCGGCGCGCCCACTTCATATACTCAGGATCATTAAGAGCTGTATCGAGCAGCTTCTTATGAATCTCCGGCTCCTTCAGCTTAAGGAGGTGAAGAGACTCAGCCATAGCCATCTTTTCTTTCGCGCGACCCTGATACTTATCGTCGTTAATAAAAATAATAGGCTTACCCGTAGGTGAATCTTCGCCGTACTTAGTCTCAGAATGCGGACCGGTATACGGGCGAATCTCTACGTCTTTCATTAAACGGTCGAATAGCCCTGGCATATCACGCACTCATCGCTGAACGTTGGCGAGGCGTCTTACCAAGGTATTCGAGCCTATCTCGCCAGGAAGGCTCGCGGATCACGGGCGCGCTGTAGGTCGAGAACTCAGTCATCATGAGGCCCAACCACGCTAGGGCGTCCACTTGGTCGTCGTGCACCCCGTTCGGGAACCGCAGCAGCTCTGCTACCAACGGCCCCGTAAAAATCTCGTTGCGCGGCAGGAACACCATGCCCTGCTGCATCCGGCCCTGGATAGCACGGGCCCGCGCTTCCTTATCCCTGCGCCCCGTCTTAAGATCCTTGAAGTACGCTTCGTAGAGCCCTCGCTCACGAACGCGTTTCTCCAAAAATGGTCCAAGGGCCATCTCAATGTGCCCTTTTTCAATACCAATGATCGACGGTTTCCACTGCTCGTACAGGTCTAGTATACGCTCTACTAATTCGAAGCCGTCGTACCTGCCCCGTACTACGTCCATCACGAACAGTTCGTCGTACTCATTTACTCCGATGACCATGCCCACGGAGTAGTCGTTCCTGTCCTTTTTGCCGATGGCTAAGTCCCAAGCGGCATAAAAACGCATCTGGTTATAGTCAATATCTTCAGGATCATAATACTGGATCATGCCCCTGGTGAAATAGTCCCCGTCATCCGCTACGGGGTTCTGCTGATAGAGCGCTGACCAGTCTCGGGGGCCTACGGCTTTTTGGATTCGGGTGAGGGCTTCGAAGTCGTAGCGCTCTGGATGAAGCGGCTCGCCTGCTTCGCGAAACTCTTCATCTTCCTCCGCAATGGCCGGATAACGGACCACTTCCCAATCGTCACCGCCTTCCGCAGTCGCTTTGAGCAATCGGCCAGCCAAATCATCATCATGCCACCTAGTAAGAATGACAAGAACACCACCGCCGGGAGCAAGTCGCGTATATGCAGTCGACGTGTACCAGTCCCAGTTGGCGTCTCGGTTGTTTTGACTCTCAGCATCCTCGCGGTTCTTTACAGGGTCATCGATAACAAGGATGTGAGCACCTTTACCAGTAATACCGCCCCCAACACCAGCAGCAACAAATCCACCGCCAGCGGTGGTAAGCCATGCTTCAGCAGATTGGCTATCGGGGTCCAGACGGGTCTTAAACGCGGTTTTATATGTCGGCTCACGAAGGAGCTGACGAACCTTACGACTGAAGCCCATAGCGAGCGAACCGGAGTAAGAACAGGAGATAAATTCATGATCTGGATTTCTACCCAAATGCCAAGCTGGGAACGCAATCGACGCAAGCGTGGACTTTCCGTGACGGGGAGGCATAAAGAGCATAAGCCTTGGCGACTTTTTCTCCACAACATCCTGAGAGAATTTCTCAAGGCGGCGGCAGATATCCTTATGCACCCAACCAGCAGAGTAGTCAGGATTGAACCGCTCGACGAAGGGAAGTAGTCGCTTGCGCGTAAGGATTCGTAGTGCGAGTTCTTTTCGTGCCTTATCTTCAACGGACAGCTCCTCTTCGCCCGTGTCTCCCTCCACCGGAGCTGGCGGTGGGAGCGCCTCCACATCATCTGCCTTACAGTAACAGCAGAGTCCCTCTACCCCCTCACTGAAGAGCGTTTCGGGGTGCAGGTTCTTGCACCGCTTACACTTACGCTTGGGGACTTCGATATTCAACTTTTATCCGGCTCTAGGTAGTCGTTGCCCTTACCCGCAATCTGCAACAACTCTTCATCCGACATACGCTCAAGCTGCTTGGCGCTGGTGTTCACGTTGATATTGATCTGGGTAGCTTGGTCAGGCATGCCTAAACCATGCAGCTTGACCAGAGAATCAACGGTGTTCTTCATTTCGGTGGCGTTGGCGGCCGCTGAATAGGCCTCCATGTACATCATGTGCGCGTTGTTGCGGGTGAAGTTGACCTCTTCCCGCATTTGTTCGCGGTAATATTCGATGGCTTGGCGCACTTTTGGGCGCTTAGACGCCTCAAGAGCTGCTGGGGCATGAGAGTAACCCGCGGCCCGGCCTGCGGCGGCAACGGACATGCCGCTTACGATCCCCAGGACAAGGCGCTCTTGCTGTACCGTAAGGTCGCCTAACTGGAGCCCCATGTACGGTAACTGGGACTCAAACTCTAGGCGCTCGATGTCAGCGTCAGTGGACGCTAACGGGGGCTCGTGATCTAGCTTCGATAAGCTCTGCTCTGACATTGTCATCCAAGAATACGAATAAGGGGGCAACTACGCCTTTTTTGTTTACGCCCGCTTGTTCTAGGTAGTCCTCGATGGACATATCTACGTGTCCGGCTTCGTAGAGCATTTCTAGGACCATATACGCGTCGTAGACCAACACTTCAGTGCCGTCTCTTACCCCTGTACCGAGTACAGCGGCATCTAATCCGTCTAACGCTATCATCTCTACGTGGTCCATTAGGCGCGATAGTAGTCCGAGAGTGAATTAATCACAAGAGTGATGATAAATAGTCTTCACCCACCAGTAGAGCATATCCGTACTTAAAGTATGCTTTAAGATGTTAATCCGATATGCAACAAGTTGTACATTTCCGCGTACGTAGTCCTTGTTCCCGTCTATACGGTCAATGGACGCGTTGAACTCTTTCTTGCCCAGGCCATCGGCATGATGGGTCATGAAGACACCGGACACGGCGCACTTCCCATCTTGCTCGCGCCATAGGTCCACGAGGTCTTCGATGGTGAGTTTGAACTCGTGGGTGTCTTTGCGGGCGGACTTTGATTTGGTCAAAAGACGGCGTAAATAAAGCTCATATGACCCGGAAACAGCGTTGTTTCGCTGGACCATTACGCATTTGCGGCAAGTGCCTCTGAGCCAGCCGTCCTTGAGCCGCTCAAAATCTCCTATCGGAAGGACCTGACCGCACACTGTACAAGTGTGCTCTTCGGCTTCCACTTCCCCATCCCACTACGGGCCTCGAAGCCGAGTATACACAAGAAGCCCACAGGGAAAATTTTTCAGAAAATTTTTTTCAAATTAGCTTTCTGAATTGCTCACGCACTATCTCCCCTT